AGTAGTTCACTTCAAGCTTGGATTAGATCCTAATAATCATAAACAAGGTTTTAGTCCATTGAAGAGTGTACTGAGAGAGATCTACGGAGATGAATCAGCTGGTCAAATGGCTACTGCTTTATTGGCAAACATGGGTGTTCCGAGTGTTATGATCACTCCAAAAGATGAATTTGGGCCTAGTCCAGAAGAAGCTGAACAGATAGCTAAGACATATCAACAAAAAGTAAGTGGTAAGAATAAAGGTAAACCACTTGTAATGTCTGGAGCTATGAACGTAGAGAAGTTATCTTTTAGTCCAAAAGATCTAGACATTGGATTGTTAAGAAGAGTTCCAGAAGAGAGAGTATCAGCTGTACTTGGTGTACCAGCAATATTAGCTGGTCTGGGTGCTGGTCTTGAACGTGCTACATACTCAAACGCTAAAGAGTTAAGAGAGTTCTTTACTGAAAACAAATTGATTCCTTTATGGAGAATGATCGGAGAAGAAATAACTCAACAGATCTTATTACCAGATTATCAAGAAGGATCCAATATGTCAGCTGAATATGACTTCTCAGAAGTAAGAGCTTTACAAACTGACGTCAATGAATTGTATGTAAGAATGAATGTAGGTGTACAAGGTGGCTGGATTACTGTAGCTGAAGCTAGAGAAAAAGTTGGTTTACCAATAAATGAATCACAAGAAATCTATCTGATCAGTGCTAATCAAGTTCCAACTCCAGCTAACTTAGAAGTTCCAGAAGTAGAAACAGTGGCTCAAAGTACAGATCCTAAAACTCCAGAAGTCGAAACAGAAGACGATATGGAACAATCGAGTTACGGATCTAAAGTAATAAGAAAAATAGAAGATCAGTTCTGTGTGATTGCTGAAGATTCTGGTAGGAACATGGGCTGTTATGCTACCAGAGAATTAGCTGAGAGAAGATTACAACAGATCTCTAGATACAGTGATGATCCTAAAGCTAAAGTAGGCACAGACGAATTTACAACATTAGAAGAAGCTGAGAAGAGAGCTGAAGAGCTTGGCTGTAATGGAACTCATACTCATGACAAAGACGGTCAGCTTATATATATGCCTTGTGCAACTCATCAAGAATACGAACAAAGATTAACTAACGAAGACGAATAATGTTTGGATCTAAACTTCCAGATAGTTATCGTCTATCAATAGATCTAGAAAAAAAATGTTCATACTGTAAAGACTATGTAACTGGTATGTGTGATAAGTTTAAGACAATGGTATTACCAGAATATGTTTGTGATGAATGGGAGTTAGTTGATGTCAAGTAAAGCTCCAATATCAGCTACAGTCCGTAAAGGTTTACAAAAAAAAGTTACAGATCATAACGAGAAACACGGTAACGATAAAAGAAAAAGAGCTACTCTTCGTATGTTGATAGCTGTATTTAAACGTGGTGTTGGTGCTTACAATACTAATCCAGCTTCAGTACGTCCAACAGTTAGATCAGCTGATCAGTGGGCTTATGCTAGAGTTAATGCTTTTTTATATGCTTTAAGAAATCTAAAGTTTAGATCTGGTAAGTTTGATCTAGATCTTCTTCCAAGTGCGCACCCGTTATCAAGTAAAAAGTCTTTTGATGAGATTGAAGATATTAAAGCTAAGTATGATGATCTAGACTTCACAATACCAAAGGGAGCTAAGGAAGAAGCTGAACGTGGTCTCAACTGGGTAAAAGAATTTAATCGTGGTGGAACTAATGTTGGAAGATCTTCAGCTAGATACATAAAGAACAATATGACAGCTACTCCAGAAAAAGTTAGGAAGATAGCTAAATACTTCCCACGACATGAAGTAGATAAACAAGCTGAAGGTTATTCGCCCGGAGAAGACGGTTATCCAAGTAATGGAAGAATAGCTTGGGCTTTGTGGGGTGGAGAAGCTGGTAAGTCTTGGTCACAAAAGTTAGTTAAAGCTATGAACTCAAGAGATGAGAAGTTTGATTCAGCTCAAGAACTGATCGAGAGAAGAAATTCTTTACGAGAAATAGAATGGGAAAAAAGAACTACAAGATTCGAGAGTAAACAAGCTAGAGACGATATATGGAATGGATTTAATAGATTACTTGGTAACTGGGATTTTGCTCTAGCTAGAGAATATTATCAGCTTTTAAAAAAACAAGTTAGATCTGTTAATAAGATCATGGCTGAGAATCCACCAACCATAAGTGGTATAGAAGCTTTAACAAACTCAGTAATAGATCAAGCTAATGAAGACTGGATCAAGAGTTTAACTGATCTTTATGAGAGTATGCTTCTTGACTTTGCTTATTTTCAGACTGACATTCTGTTACCAGACGGTAAATCAAACTTCGTATTTACAGAAAATGAACAAGAACAAATTGAGAGAAACAGACGTAGAAAACCAAGAACAGAAATTATTGCTACTGGATTCTATCCTAAAAGAAAACGTGGTGTTTCATTACCGATCAATCAACAAAGTTACAATAGATCAGCTAAGAAGTTCTTAGATGAACGATTAGCTAATGTCTTACCAGACATGAGTAGAACTATGAAGAAGAATCTTAATACAGCTTTGAGAAGATCACTAGATGAAGCTATTGAAAAAGGTTTGACTGGTAGAAAATTAGAAAACTATATTCGTGACGGGATCTCTAAGTCTTTAGGTAAAAAGAATCTTGGTAGAGCTATGAATATAGCTAGAACAGAAGGATCAGCTTTAGCTAACTTTGGTATTCAAGAGAGTGCTAAAGAGACTGGATTGATCTTAGAAAAAGAATGGATCACGAGAAGAGACGGAATTGTTAGAGACGCTCATCTCATAATGGACGGAATCAGAATAGGACAGAATGATACTTTTAATGTAAGGGGTTACAAGATGAATTATCCAGCAGATAGTAGCAATGGCGCACCAGCTGGGCTAGTATGTAACTGTAGGTGTGCTATGGTATTCCACGAAATGAGGTTATAAGAAATGGAAAAAAATTATAAAGAAGTAAAATTCCTAACTACTGACGAAGTAGAAGGTAAAGTAGAAGCTGTTTTTTCTGTATTTAATGAAGTCGATAGTGACGGAGACGTTGTATTACCGAAGTCAATTAAGTCTGGACATGGAGACAAAGGAGTCGCTATGGTCTGGGGACATGACTGGAAGGACGTCATAGGTAGAGGAGAAATCGTTCAAGATGATCATAGAGCTACATTCAAAGGTCAATTTATTATGGACACACAAGCTGGAAGGGACGCTTTTAATACAGTTAAAGCTATGGGAGATCTACAACAATGGTCATTCGGTTATGAAGTATTAGATAGTGAACAAGGTCTTTTTCAAAAAGATTCTGGAGACATTGAAGTAAGATACCTTAAAGATGTCAAAGTTTGGGAAGTAAGTCCAGTTCTTGTTGGTGCTAATCAAAACACTGAAACTGTATTAGTCAAAAATCAAGATACACAAAAAGAAGTTAAACAAGAAGTAAAAGAAGAAACTGGAACAAGATTTAACGAAGATGTAGATAATCTTCTTATAAGACTATCTGCTGTGTTAAAACGTGCGAAGGAGCTTACTGCCTTGCGCATATCAAAAGAAAAACTATTGTCGGAAGGATACTCTTGTAGATCTACAAGATACAATACAGGAAGTTTATCAAGATTTAGATACGCTTCTATCTGTAGCTGGATCTAATGTAGAAGAAGAAGAAGATCAGTTAGATGATACGACAATACTATTAGAAACGGAACAAGTGATCTTAGAATCACTTGATCCAGAATTGTAGGAGAACAATTATGAGTAAATTAGATACACTCAAAAAGGAACTACAAGATCTAAGAGAAAACACTATGAATGAGTTTGCTGACTTTGAGAGTACAGACTTCGATTCTGAAGCTAAGGAAAACTGGGCTAAAAGAAATGAAAAAATGTCTGAACTTGTCACAAGTATTAAGGAAGCTACAAAAATAGAAAACGAAAGAAAAGAGATTGAAGACGCAGTAGAAGCTGGAAAAGTCGTAGAGCCAAAAGGCATATTCACTGAAAAAGCTGAAAAAGAAGCTCCGTATAAAACTCTTGGACAAGCATTTCTAGAGTCTGACGCTTATAAAGCGTATGTTGACAATGGTATTCAAAACGTTAAATCTGAGATCAAGTGGGATCCTAGAGTAGAAACTAAAACTACTGTAACTGAGTCCAACTTCCCACCTTCAGTGGTAAGAAGTGCAAGGATTCAAGAATCTGCACAATTAGATCCGTATGTTATTCCAGCTTTAATTGATACGATCACAACTGATCAATATCAATACAAGTATCTGGAAGAAACTACTTACACTAATAACGCAGCACCTACGGCAGAAGGATCAGCTCTTGGAGAGAACGCTTTAGCATTCACTGAGAGAACAGAAGAGATCAGAAAAATTGGAGCTTTTATTCCAATGACTGAAGAGCTTCTCGCTGATGTAAACGCCGCACAAGGTTATATAGACAGTAGATTAAGATTCATGGTCAGACAAACAATATCTGATCAAATTATTGGTGGATCTGGTAGTGGTGTAAACCTTACTGGAATCCTTAACAAGACTGGAATCAATTCGTTCAACTTCTCTTCCTTTAGTGGGAACTTAAAGAGAATTGGACAAGTCTTTGAAGCTATTACTGAAATACAAAAAGACTCTTTTATGAATCCAGACGCTATAGTTATGAATCCAGCTGACTGGTATCAAGTAGTAACTGAAGTAAACGCTGTAACAACAAGTGGAGCTTTAAATCCATTATTTGTTGGAGCTGGTAGCTTCGGTAATGCTGTACAACCAACACTATGGGGAGTTCCCGTAGTACCGTCAACTGAGACAACAGCAGGAGACTGTATAGTTGGAGTATTCGGTGGTGGACAAGCTATCCATATAGTCGCAAGACAAGGTATGGAAGTCGCTATGTCTGATTCACATGACGAAAACTTCGTAAAT